CTAATGTATCGTGAATACCCTTTTCAAAAATAGTATCGTATCTATTAACGAATACAATACTATCTTTTATGATAAATTTCTCAGCGCAAATTCCTGTTATATCTCTTTGAGAATTACAAGAAATAAATAAAAGTAAAATGATTATGTATCTCATAATTTTCCAAAGGATTGATGTTGTTGACATTTATTGAATAAGAAAATAAATTCTTTCCAAAATCTTTTCAGTTGTTTCATAATATGAAATTTAATGCCCCACCATAAGGCAGGGCATTTGCGTTATTATTTTTTCTCAATATCCTTTGCGAAGATACCAACTAATAACATTCCTAATCCTGCAAGAATCATTGGAACATCTTGCTTTTGCAATCCTTCATAAATCATTGGAAGACCTGCGACTGCTCCGAAAACAGATGTCTTTAAATTTTCAAGGAAACTTTTCATTTGATTTTATTTTAATGGTTATGAAATTCTTACATAATTATTCTCATCAACTTTACCGCTGATATATAGATTGTAAAGATTGCGGACTGAATATCCTAATGTCTTTTGAAAATGTGGGGCATCTTTGAATTTCCAATTTCCTCCCCATTCCCAACCAAATTCTTTAAATACTTGAACGACTTCCATCCAATCGCTTTTTCCGTCTCCATCATAATCCTTTTTAATATCCCAACTTGCATTTTTGCCATCAATAATAACGATGTCAATTGCCATTCCATAGTTATGATATGAAAATCCTTCACGAGCCTGAGTAACTATTCTACCTGCTTTTGTTCTGCCTTGCGCAAATAATTCTCTTTGCTCTGCAAAGGTTCTTAACGTATGAGTAAATCTACAAAAAGCCTTTCCTGTAAGCCTTTCATTTATTTCATCATAGATGTCGTAAACTTCATCACGCAATTTAGGATGCATCATTGCTATCCTCTCCATTGTCTTTATGTCTTTCATACTTGCTCCGTTCATTTTTGATTTTATAGATTAAATAAATAATTGAAAGGGATGAAATAATCCAAGTAAATCCAACATTAATAAATTCAACACCCATAATTTGTAAAGCATTCAGCCAAATTGCTCCAAATGTTGATGGCACTCCAATCTCGTCTTTAATAAACATATTCATATCACGCAGGTATTTGACAATAATTTAATGGCATTGGAGCAATAATCTCAATCGTTGCAGTAACTCCTGCTGTGAAGTCATCGAATCTTTCTTCAAAGAATTCAATTTGTGTTGTATCACTTACATTAAAATTATATTCTTTGTCCAATTTGAATTTAGAAATAAAATCAAGAGCAACTTGTAATTGGTCACTCTGTGCTTGTAATACATTTGATTTGTCTTCAATCAATAAATCAGCAAATAAAAGGAGCAGTCTGTAATTCATTGTACCTCTGCTATAATTTGATGGCTGAATCACAACCCATAATACAGGGTATTGAATCTCTCCTCCATTATCTACATAATCATAAATATCACCCTCTCCGAATGTCTTTATCATTGGGTGATTTTCTGACAATGTTTTTATTTTGCTTATCAGATTGCTTAAAGTCATCTTTCTTTTTTAAGTATTCTTTTAATTTTTTTTCGTTCTTTGTATATGCCATATTTTAAAATGGTTTCTTGTAACGATTTCCTTGATACTTTTCTGAATAAGGTCTTCTGTCCTCATAATATCCGCTACCTAAATTAATAGGCACTCTGTATTGATTGCTGACAGGATGAATTGTAGTAACATCGCTGCCAGGATTTAAATACTCAGGGTATTGAATATTGTTAGCACATAAATAATTAATTGTTCTTTCAGCATACCACTCAGCATATCCTCTGTAATATTCGCTGATGCTATTTAATTCAGCAGTTGTTGGTTGTTCGCTATATTCACTCGTCTTTTTTAATACCCCTTTATTGACGAATTTGTATTGCATTGCCATTGGCAATTCTCCTAATACATAATTGAATAAAGTATCTGTGAGGTATTCGTCAAGCAATTTTTTATAAACGATATTACCGACAAGATTAATTTGATTGTCTAATATCAATTGTAAAATCTTATTGTATAAAGCAGTTCCAACGATAGGATGAATGTACCTATCTTGAGTCATTTTAATTACCTGAGTTAAATTCTTTAAATCTATATTAGCACTTGCTATTGTGTAATCCTTGAAGGATTGCTCACTAATCATTAATACATTTGCACTCATCTTGATTTTTTTTCTGTTACAACATTACGTTTCCATTCGTGTCTACAATATGCTGTCGTCAATCCTGTATCAGGATTTGTATACCATCCGCCACAAAGTTGAAAGACCGAGTATCCTAATTGATTTGAAATGTCTTGAATCTCCTCTCTTGTAAAGAATAATCCGCTTCCATATAACTTTTGGCATAAAGGTCTGCTTTGAGTTAATGGCTTAGGAACTTTTGGTCTTTCCTCATAACTGTATAATATCTTATAAGATGTAATAGGAGTTAACTTCCTGATGGCTGAATCTCCTATCTTTGTTATTGACCTTGTGATTTCTCCATTACGAGCAACTTTTTCTTTTATTACTCCATCGTCAATCAAGGTATTCAATCTATCTGCCACTACATTTTTGCTAACATTAACCTTCTTTGCAATATCAGGAATTGATACATTTGGATTTCCTTTGATTGCTGCTAATATATTTTCATCAACTTTTCCTAATTGATATTCAGCGAATGCATCGTATCTCATCATTTCATCAATCTCATTGAATAACATTCTATCTGTCTGCAAAACAATATAATCATTCTTACTCAATCCTTTTCCTTCAAACAATTTTATTGCTTCTTCATCTGAGTATTGAGACTTACAATGCAAATGCATTGCTTCTGTATCGGAAGGAAGTTGTACATCTTGCTGTACAGAAGGCAATCCAATTAATTTCCTCAATTCATCGAGGCTCATTGATTCAACTACCTTCGTTGCAATCAATGGGGATAAACTATTCAATGCATTAATCACATCTTGACTACCTGACGATTCTGTTTTCTCAATCTTTGGAAGACTTAACTTGTCTCGAATTTCATCCTGAGTCATATTTGCACTGATAATTGCTTCGCTAAATTCAAAAGCAATCGGCTCTGTATGAATCAATTTCAATTCAGCATTGACATCATTGTAAGAATACAGATAGTTTATTATTTGTTCAATTGATTTTTGCTTAGGAGTTATATAAGTATTCTGAAATAACTCACTCGCTTCGCGCAATTCAGCACGACCACCCAATTGACCCTCAGTCTTGATTCCAAATAGCATTGGACTTGTTACCTTATGACCACTAAATATTTCTTGCTGAACCGTTTTATTTAATAAATCAAAATGCTTATCTAATTCCGTACCGCTTAAATCTATAATTGAAGGAGCATTGTCTTTATTCTCATTGAAAGAAAGCATAAACTTTCCTGCATTCTTAGAACCTGCAAATTTATCCTTGAATAATTTTTCAATCCTATCTTCTTCCTCTTGACTTACAGAACCACCATTCAAATTAATTAACTTAGAACTAAACATTCCGTTATTAATTGTATTCAAATGATATTCTCCAATACTTATATCGACTTCAATGTAATTGATTGCTCCTCTATAATCAGGCAATGAATACAAGTCATCTCCTGCTCTGTATTCTTTGAAGTAAAGAATCTGACTCCCTGTTGGAGCATCAGGATTAAATGATGGATAAGATAAAAAAGTAGGATTAGGATTGACACTTCCATTTTTAATCCAATCGTCTGCTACATAAAATGTTTTACAATCCTTATCAACTCGAACTTTACAATAATCGATATGATACAATTCAGCAATTTCGTTTGTTGCTTTGCTCCAAATAACTTGAATATAATATCCTCCAAATAAAGTTAAGTCTGTCGATAATTTTTTAGTCAATTCCTCTAACGATTCTCCATTCTCATTCACTTTATCGATTACTCCATAAGCCTTTGCTTTATCCATCTCATCCTCAGCAATTGCTTCCCATCCATTACCACAGATATAATCAACTTTTCCTGTAACAATAGCATTATGTTTAGCACTATTATTGTATAATCGAAGCAAGTAATTTGGGTAATCATTTTTTTCTCCATAATAAACCCAATCTTTCCCCTTTACTTCTTTATAAATAGGCAAAGGAACTTGCTCAAATTTTAAAAACTTAATCATATTGTATATGTTTTGAAGTTGCCGTTATATCCCTCATAACGTGCTACACCTTCATTTGTTAAATTATCTGATTCCAATAGCATTTTACCTGTTGCTATTATTGTATTTCCGCTTCCTGATTGAGTTACATAGTAATTCCAAAAACCCTTTGTCTTCCCAAAAAAAGAATTTGATTGAATTAAAAACTTTGAGAATCTATTTTTATACAAACTTATATCATTTAAAGTTAAATTAACTTCCTCTGAGGTAACTTGATTAATAAATTTGAATGAATAAGAATCACTTGAAGTCAATCTTTTATCAGTTAATGCAATATAAATATTTTGATTGGAATTATATTCAATGCGTATCATACAATTAAATATAACAATTCAAGGATTGTATAAAAAAAAAGGCACTCACCTGAGTGCCCTAATCAAAAACAACTGAAACAAACTATATTATAGAATAGGAATTGTTGCTGTAACGCTTGGAGCAAGTTCTTTTTCATTACCTGTGAAAGTAAGAGTATAACCGCTTCTGTCACCAAAGGCTGTACCTGATGCAGGACCGCCACCTGTCAAATCCAATCCAAATCCTTTGCCTAAGAACCATTGACCACCATTGTTATCAACTACGATAACAGCAAGTCTATTCTTTGCAAGAAGGAGAATTTCATTTCTTGTATTGACCTGTAATTTATTTAGTATGATTTCCAAAGTTTGAGCATAGAATACTGTACCATTCTGTACATTAGTCGTAACTGCTTCTGCAAAATTTGAACTTTCTTTTACTAAATCATACTTGTAAAACTTTTTTCCTGCATCCATCGTAAGAGTTGTTACAACTCCTGATGCTTCTGTAACTGTTCCAAGGTCTTCCCAAGGAGCAAAATAGACTGCTTGTATTCCTCCAATGGAATCTTTACAATCTAACGTATAACTTTGAGTTAATGCACACGGCATAAAATTATGATTTAATATTTTATAAAATATGGGGAGAAATTAATCTCCCCAATTGTTATGCTGATAACTTCCAATAAACGATTTCGTCTGTGAATGCCACTTGCACTCCAAATTTGAACTCTACTACGAAACGCATTTCATCCGACTCTTTTGCGTAAAACAGCTCAAAGCGGTCTTGCTCATTAAGAAGGTCTGTGCCCGCATAGATATTAGACATTGAACAACCAAACATTTTGTCTGAACCATTCAATCCATTTACACCAATCAATTTCACATTTGTTCCAGGAACAATTGTTTCCATATTCGCTGCATCAACAGAGTAATGGAAAAGATTTGCTTCACGCAAAGCAACAATATATTCGCGGAATGTATCATTACCACAGAAGATTACGAAGTCTTCCTTATCCAACAATGCAGCAGGAATAGAAAGGAACATATCATCAACGGCTTGTCTTACATTTGATTTAGTCAATGTAGTCAATGCGCTTACATTTCCATTGATTGGGTCTCCTGCTCCGCCAAATCCAAGAGCATCTACTATTTTGATAAGACCATCAAACTTATTAAGTTGTCCATTGACACTTGAAGTATCGCCAAGCCAAACCGCAGTTTCAAGAGCAGCACCAATTCTTTCAATTTTCTGAGAAGTAAATTGGTCAGCGTAAGCCATATAGTCGTAAGAAGAACCTTCCTTCAAAGCCTTTTGAGTATACTTTGCTTCAAATGCTTTTGGACAAATTGACTCTTGAACCTTGATTTTACCAAC